AGTTCCATACAATACATTCTTGTCTCCTGTAAGTATTTCTTCTACTAGCGTTTCTCTATCTTCGTGCGCTACGTCACCTGTAACACATATTGCTTTGTCTCCGGTCAGCTCCGCACAGGCTTTAAGAAAGCTAACTCTATCACTTACTACTAGAACCTTGTGGCCTTTTGCAGCGTAGGCAGCAGCAAGCATGGATATAGTATGTCTGTACTCTTCATCATTAGCTAATTTTGTTACTCTATTTGCCCAAGGTGTTTTATTGCCATCCATAAATCTAATATCAGATTGTACTAGATGAATGATGGGGGTCATATAGTTTTCCTTCGGGGGCTTAAATAGCTTGCTTCCAAAATAATCTCTGAATACAACGTGCTTTCCATCCTTTCTCTCTATAGTTCCAGATAAGCCTATCTTATATCTACAGTAGTTTGTATCTAATATCTTAGAAAAGGTCGGACTACTAACGTGGTGCATCTCATCTAGTATGATAGTGCCAAACTCTTTACGAATCTTGTCTACATTTCGGTACAAAGTCTGCGTATTCCCTATTACGATAGGAGCATCAAGTTCAAATCTTCCACTGCCTATGATACCTGCGTCAATACCAAATACTTTTTTTACTTCTTTCGCCCACTGATTACGCAGAGGGACAGTGTGGGTAACCACAAGTGTTTTTTGACCTAACTTGCCTGCTATTGCCAGACCTGTAAAAGTCTTTCCCCAACTGACCCAAGCGTTAATTATGGAGTTATCTTCGAGTTCATCATAAACCTTCTGTTGGCTTTCTCGTAACTCAAACTTGAAGTCTGGAAAGTCGATAGGCTTTGTAACACGCTTATCGACTATTTCATAATGCTCTGGTATCAAATCCATCCTTCCAATAGGTAATGTAACCAAGCCGTTACGAATAATTCCCATATTCTTAATTACTTGAGGTGGATCAAGTGGATTGTACGAAGGTATTGTATAAGTAAGTTCCTTATCAATACTCTCCTGTAATTCAGGAGTGCAATCCATGTAAATCCTATGACTTATAACTGCCTTCACAGATCAAGTTCATTTTTTGCAATAATATAAGATTTAACAAACTCAGAGCGTACAATATCCTCAACCTGAAACTCTATCAGATCAAACAGTCCCATACGCTCTAAAACTCGTATAAAATTTTGCAGTCCATTGTCCTTTAAATCTGCTTGTCGAAAGTCTCCACAGAATATAACTCTACAGTTTTCACCCATTCGGGTAATAATAGAATCTAATTCGTGAAACGACATATTTTGACACTCATCAATGAGTATAACAGCATTACGGAGTGTGATACCTCTAATAAAAGATGTTGTCATAAAATGAACTAGACCTTTCTGTTTTAAGATATCGTAAGCATCTCCTCTGCCAAATAAATCTATAGCAACATCTTTATAAGGCTCTTCGTATACTGCGGCTTTCTCTTTCTCAGTACCTGGCAAAAAGCCCATATCACGAGTAGGAACAGCACTTCTTATAATAACAAACTGATTTGCTGTTTGTTTTACCATATCATCGTATGCTAGGTATGATGATATAAAGGTTTTTCCTGTACCCGCTAATCCGTGCAACACTAAATGTTGTGAAGATTCAAAGGCTTTTAATTGGTTACGTGTCAAAGGTTCTATCTCTCGTAGTTCTAAGCTAGCACCTGCTAAGGTTTTCTTTCTTTTAGCCATAATTATACTTTCTTTCTCGCATCCTTGAGTTTCGTTTCCGAGTACTCATATATCATCCACGGAAATCCGTTAAGATGTAAAACCCCTGCCCACTCATATCCAGTAGTGGGAGGGCGTGGTACAGTGAAAGGTGCATTATACCCTTTCACCCGTATAAGTGCAGCTGTGTCTTTAAGTTGCACTTCTTTAATTTTTAGATACTTTAGTTTGGCAAACTTAGTTTTTTCATAGATAAAAGGCATTCCCTTGTTATCTATGAAATATTTTGTGCTTTGCTTCAGTAGTCCGTTGTGCGACATAATCATATGTTTTAGTATATAAAGGTTTTTATGAGGGGTTTGCATTCTACGAGCACCTAATGTACCCCCTATTTGGTTTTTATCATCTACTACTTCGCCATCCACCCATAATATACCGTCTGCTTTATCCCAATTACCAGAATGTAACAAGAATACTGGGAATTTAATCTTATTTGTATTTCTGTACGTTATAATCATTAGTCGCCGTATGCTTTTTCAAACTTACCTCCTGAATAATCCTCATGAATAATCTCGAAGTCACAACCTACTGGTACGCCAGGAATTGAAAGTCCTCTATCCAATTGCACAAATTTTGTTAGCTGTTGCATATACTCGTCAATCTCATCATCCGGCACTTCAGCCAGAATGGAGTCATGAACAAGAGCAAAGATTCTAGCTTTCTTACTGTTAGCTTTTATCCAACTGCCCATGTCTATAGCACCTAATAGGTTAATATCAGAAGCAGCAGACTGCACCAGAAAATTAAGACCAGACCTAATGCTATGACTCTGGATGCCTTTGTCTGTCGAAGCGACATTTGGTAATCTCCTTTTTCTACCGAAGTAGCTGTAAATGAATCCATTCTGTTGGATAAATTTTTGATTATTCTCAATCCATTGTTTAAGCATGAAGAACTCTTCAAAGTAATCATCAATAACCTCTTGAGCTTCATTCCTGCTAAAAGGTTTTCCACTATCCTTTGTTACTTGTTCGCTAATCTTATTAGCACCAGCTCCGTACATAATACCAAAAGTTACAGCTTTAGCTGCCTGTCTTTGCATCTTATATAAATTTGCTACTTCATCTGCCTCGCAAGGTAGTTTAAATACTTTCTTTGCAATCTGCGAGTGGAAGTTTCCACCTGCTCGAAACACTTCAATCAATGCTTTATCTTTTGCTAAGATAGCTGCAACATACACTTCTGCTGTTGTTAAATCCATTGCGACTATTTTATGCCCTGGGGCAGCTTTAATACAACCTTTTACAATAGGGTTATCCCTAGGTAGTTGCTGCATATTAAGTTTACCGCTAGAACTAAGCCTACCACTAGTAGTACTATGGAGGTTGAAACCCGTACGTAATCTACTATCTCTATCCAACTGCGGTATGATTTTGTCCAGATAAGTATTTTTAATCTTAGATTTTTGTCGAATTGCAAGTATGAGCTCGGGCACTTCAGATTGCGATGAGAGCTCTTGAAGTACTTCTGCATCTGTTGAATTCGCTCCTGTACCAGTCTTCTTTCCAGTAGGATTGAGACCCAGGAAATCGAAAAGTAAAGAGCGTAGCTGCATAGTACTATTAGGATTAAAATCTTTTCCATTCTTTTTCTCGAATTTACTAATAGCAGGATTCTTATACAGCTCTACAATAGCCAAGTCAATCTCATCTTGCATTAGTGCTTGGGACTTTATTAGTCTGCCCATATCAAACGGAACACCATTATCCTGAATATCTGTTAGGAACCTGCATCCGGGTATAAGTATGTTATCATATACTTTAGCTAAGCGTTTGTTTTGTTTAATTTTTACAAATTTCTCGTAAAGGAGAAAAGTTACTACAGCATCCAGCGCGGCATAGTCTTTCATCAAATCAAAAGGAATTACATCCCAAGTGAATTCGTTTTTAAGTACACCATGCTCTTTGCGATACTTCTGCATCCAATCATACATACCCTTTTCGTAATCACCATAGCTTGTGTACTTCATAGCTAGCTGTTTCAGGCCGTGAGTGCCTGGGTTCTCATCAATCAAGTAGTGTAAAAGCATTGTGTCCTCAAAGCGAGGAAACTTAAAGTTGAAATGGTACTCAAAGAAAGCCAAATCAAACTTTGCATTGTGAAAGATAACTACTTTTTCGTTAAACAACTGTTGAAGTAATTCTTCTGTGGTCTCATCAAAGCATTCCGTATCTATGTAAACCCCATAATCTCTCTCATAGCTAATAGAACACCCTAGCATATGCCCATCACGAGGATACAACCCAGTAGTTTCTGAGTCAAGGGAAATGTATGGAGTATCTGATGCAATAGCTTTGCGAATCCAATCGTTGGCTACTTCTGTATCTTGTATCCCTATAGCCTGCTCGGGACGCACTGTTACATCTTCTTTATTATCTGTGATATATTCCACGATAGATTTCATACTAGCATCCCAAGTACTCTGCGCTTCTGGCTTGAAAGCCAGCATAGCAGGGTTAATAATGGGAAGGAACTTCTCTTCTACTCGTTTACCAGAATACTCTGTAATAGAGTTAATCGGGGTGAAATATTTTAACGCATCACTACCTACTAGGATAACCCAGTCGTAGTTGTCTATATTTATTTCTATGTCACAATCTCGTTTTAGTACTTTCTTGAGATGAGGGTCTGAACACAGTTGGTACTGGTCAAACTCAAACGCTCCATCGAAAGCATCTTTAAAATTGGTCTTACTTGGTTTCGTTTCTACTAATGCAACTTTAGGCATATAATTTTCTCTTTAGTTTTAATACTGTTGATTCTGTTAGCCCACCTGGGTCTTTATCCTTAAAGCATATGTTTCTAGAGGTCATTCCTACTCTTTCGCACATCTCTTTTACTATTACGGCAGCATCTTGTCCTGCCGTGTCTCCATCGAAGAAGATATCTACTGACTCAACTCCTTGAATGGATAACATTCTTAGTTTATCTTCATTTATGTTCTTTGTACCAAAGCAACACACGGCATTATCTAGTCCTTTATCATGAAGGTTTATCATATCAAATATACCTTCTACTAGTATTACAGAGCCTTGTTTGGGCTCTGCTACAGGGTACAAAGGCATCTTCGCACCCGCAGGCGAGATCATATACTTAGGTGTTCCACCTGTAGTATGACGGCCATTAAAGGCTGCTATTCTGCCTGATATGTTTCGTACAGGAAAAACAACTCTCCCAATATAATCTGGGTCGTGGTGTTGAAATGCTTCGAACTTTTTATACGTTTCTGGTTTAATATTTCGCCAGTCTCCCGTATAAGGCACACTACCTTGGGGAAACGCCAAACCAATACTTTCTGACCGCTTTTCTTTAATTATTTTTTTAAAAAGCTCCCTTCGTACTTGTAAATAGTTTGGCGTTTCCCCAAAGTGGGTGAATATACTCCCCTTGTGTCCACAAGAGAAGCACTGAAAAATACCAGTAATGCGATCTATACGCATACTAGGATTACGATCAGCGTGTTCTGGGTTCAGGCAGCTTACAAGACAATCCCCTCCTTTCGGTATGAAGTATACTTGTCTAGAATTTAATAGTTCCTCTACTGTCACTTGCCTATTCCTTATCGTAATTATTGTGATATTATACGGTATTTAACCTAAGAAATCAAGAACTATTTTAAATATCGTTTATATCTTCGCCCGTTTTATGTGAGGAATCTTCTTTTTCTTTAGGAGTTAACGCAGACTCAGGGCCAATTTTTAAACTATCCCAGTCTACTACTGATGTGAAGGACTTCATAGAAGCTGAACGCATCTTGACACAGGTAAATGTCATACAAGCATCTTCGTGGTCCCAGGTCTCCAAGGTATAGGCTGCATCTGCAGCGTCAAGAATACCTTTAGCGAACCTAGCCTCTCCTGTAGCGTCGGTTTGATATGGAGAAATTACGGTACAATCATACTCTTGAGCCATTGATTTCAATGCTTTACTTACTTCGATCTGTTCTGTCCAGTCGTATTGTTTGCCTGGAACAGAAGACCGCTTGACTTGGTTAATATAATCCACTATGATAACTCCAATATTCAGAGACTTGACTTTTTTGTCAAGCTCGGCACGAATTTTAGAGAGTGTGAGAGAAGGGTCATACACTACATCCAACTGATTAGTCGGGAGGAGCTCTCCAGTCTTCAGCTTGGCATGAAACTTATCAAAATCACGGTGGTCTTTATATTCAGTCAAGCGATCTTGTCCAACAACAAAACGATTTGCCCACCACGTAGCAACACTTTCCCACTCAGTTACACTAAGATTCTTAGTGCGAAGTCGTGAAAAAGGAATTTCTGTAGCAATA